TTCAGCACCTGACTGGCAATGAAGCAGATTCGGTAAGCGTATTCAATTCTGCAAGAGATGTTGCAAAGCAGGTTATCAACAACACTGCCGTCACAATTCAAGGTTCACATGGTCTGACGCAAACTACTGACACCACTATCACTGGTGTATTTGGTGGTTGTACTGACATAGAAACCGCTATTGATAACTTGATGGCAATTGTTACTGATACCATCATGGATCCTGACGGTAATGATGCTGCAACATATCCATCATCAATTACTCAAGTAACTAGAACGCATCCTAATCATCAACAGTGTACTCTTGACACTAAACTGATTGTAGGTGCTCTACTGAAAGATGTTAGAAACGGTGGTAACGCTTATATTTGGGACGCTGCTGCACAATATGTCAACCGTAGCGTAACTCCAATTACTCTCAATCACATTGTGGGTGAAGAAGCAGAGACTGTTTGGGCAATCGACATGGCAAACACTATTGCCAAAGAAGTCATGAGAAGTGACACTGTTACCATTCAAGGTGACCATGGTCTGACTCAAACCATTGATTCAACTATTACTGTTGATCCTTCATCACCATATTGTGCTGATGTTGCTACTGCAATGGACAACTTGATCGCAATCATTACAACCACTCTGGATGAAGCATATGTCTCTGCTGCAGAACTTGCAATTGATGCTAATGCAACAGCAGTTGATCATCTTGCTACCGTAACGAAAACATCTCCTCTGTTCCCATGGGCAGGCGGTGAAGTTTATGCATATCGTGGCGATCCACTTACGGTCAGATTCAACGATGCTACTAATGATAAGTTCTATGTCAATGAAATCTATGCTGATGCTCAGTACAGATTTATTGATGCTGCAGATCTGATTCAAATCAATTCAGAAGCAATTATCGATGAAACTGCTGGTTTGATGCTCGACCGCTATCCATCATTGGCATTAGAGATGCCTAGAAACACTGATGGTAGTGGCGCTGGAACAACTCGCTGTAAAACTGACCTTGCACTGATCCTGCAAGCAATTATCAAAGACTTGAAGTTTGGCGGTAACAGATATTCTGTAGAGGCTGCTAAGTTCTATCTCGGACTGAACGATGAGATCCAGCACGTTCGCTTGCAACTTTATGCATCATTGTTTGCTCATGAGCAACTTGGTGAGATGTCTAAACTTGCTATTACTGGCGATCTTGAAGCAGCAGCAATATATACTGACTCGGTAATCGTATCTGACATTGGCATTACTAACGACGCTGGCAACTGTGCAAACGTCAAGACTGCTATTGACAACTTGATTACTACAATGAACACGATCATATCTCCTGTGAGTGATCGTTATAAGGATGCTGCAGATCTTATCAAGTTCAACAAACAGTACATCACAGAAGAAGCAATTAGTTTGATGGAAGAAGAATTCTTCTACGAACTTTCTAACGGTGCTCAGTATCAGTCATTCCAATATCCAGGTGGTAGTGTTGATGGTAGAAACAAGTGTATCCGTGACGCTGGTCTGATCTTAGAAGGTGTAATTGCAGACCTTCTGACGGGTGGTAACAATAGTTCTTTACGAGCAGTTGAATCCTACCTAGACTCTAATCTGCAGATTTTGCATGTAGAAGATCAACTAACCAGTACATTATATGCATTTGAGCAAGTACAATTCCTTGCTAAGAAAGCAGTAGCAAACTTACTGCAGACTGCAAATAGTATTGCACTTGGTGGTGACTATTACGTTGCTCAGTATACTAACAGAGTTGCATTTAGTGATACTACAATTACACATGATTCCTCTGGCGCAGGTGGTAATTATAGTGCATCAGATTGTGCAGATGTTCAATCTAGTATTGACAACTTGTTCACTTCGATGATCAATACTCTTGCACCTGGTGGTGATCCATCCAGAAGTGCTGCTCAAATCATGCTGTTCAATAAGAACTACTATCAAACTGAGATTGAGCAAGATGTCACTAACCAGTGGGGCGCAGGTATCTGGGGTACAGAGTATGAAGATTTCATCAACCAAGTTGCAGATGATGTCATTCACGATATCGTTATCACTGATATCTCTACTCTTCCTGCCAATACAGAAATCAACAATACTCAAACACTTGCAAGTCTGAGAGCATTGCAAATTACAACTGATCTGGTTGCAGGTGTAAACCTGATTCCTGCTCTTCAAACTGAGGATGTATCAGGTGGTGGATGGTCAAGTAATGGTTCTAGTGATATCACTGTCACTATCAATTCCGCTACAGCACCTGATGCAACTACAACAGCAGATCTTGTAATTCCTGCAAATAATGCTAATGACAAGGGACTGAGTAGAAGTTATGTTCTAACTGCATATACCACATTTGACCGTGATAACGTCTCCTTTGATAGTGACACAGAATCATATGACTCTGGTGTAAACGTCTCCACTCAGAGATATACATACTCAATCTTCTTCAAGGAAGGTGGATATGACAGAGCAAGACTTCGTGTTGATTGGAATGCAACCAACTATGTGTTCTTCACGATTGATCTGACTAACGGTAACTCTTTCTCGGTCAACCAATCTGGTATTACCCCTGTTGCTACAGGCGTCTTCCCACAAGGTGATGGTTGGTATAGAGCATTCATCACAATCGATGTTCCATTCGGTGTTTCTTCTCTGAATGTTTCTTCTTATGGTACATCTAACGGTTCTACAAATACTGCAGGCGATGGTACATCTGGCGTCTACATGTGGGGTGCAAAACTCAATCAAGGTAACTTGGATGTTTATGCCGCACAGGGTGGTACGTCATTCTTCCCTGACAATACTCTGAACATTAGAACTTACATTCTAAATGAAATGAAGCAGTACATGAATGCTGCTCTTGCACAGACGTTGGTATCACCTTCACCAATTGGAACGTTCCTGTCTTATACTGACGCAACTCTTGGAGCAGACTATACTACAGCAAATGCTCAGGCAGTAGTCAATTATCTGATCGGATTGTACGAGTCACAATTGGTCGATAGTACCTTCTACACTGGATTGCAAACTAAGAACAATATTGTTCTTACGCCTAAGACGTTCGGTACTAGAACTGTTCCTATCCCATTCGGTGGTGAAATCCAACAGTCTGCGTTTATCTACGGTCTTCTTAGCGACTCTAACTCTGAAATTAGAGGATATAATGTCAATGAAGGTTATGTCGTCAAGGAATACTTGAGACTTACTGTAAGTGGTATTACTGATGGTCCTTTCGTTCTGAATGATACTTGTAACAAGCAAGGTGATCTTGCAGTCACAGGAACCATTTACGCCTTCTGGGCGGATGAGAACTTCAACTATCTGGACATTGATGTCACGGGTGGTGTTTGGGCGACTGCAGATATTCTACAGTCCGATGAAGGTGCTTTCGCAACTGTAGATGCTATTGAGAAGAGACTTCATATTATTAGTTTGCAAGGTGACTTTGTTACTGGCGTACCATTCAAGGGTTACACCAGTGGCGAAACTGCAACCACAACAACCTTCATCAAGTCTGACGCAGCAGTCCTTGGTAACTCTGGTGGTAAACTGACAGTAGACACAGAAAGTCTTCTTGGACCGTTCGAGACTACCAGTGTTGTTTATCCAGAAAACTCTCGCCAGTATCTTGACATCAACCAGTTCGCAGGTCTCGAACTCAACGTTGGTGAAAGAATCGTCTCTGATGGTTATGTACGTTATGGCGTACAGGTTCAGGGTAATCTGAATGTCTTTGAGCAAGGCGGTATTCTGTATGGCGTCACGGGTGGTACGAAAGATCCTTCCAGACGCGCAATTATCACTGAGGTTGATCTGGATAATAACTTTATCTACGCACAACCATATCTCGGAACGTTCAACAATGGTGAAGGTATTGCTTACTATGGTGCTATTGATGGTGAGTTCCCTGTTGGTTACGCAGTCATTCAAACTTCAGTCGTATCAACAGGTAATGCTGCTGCTAAGGTTGTTGATATCAAGACTGTCGGCACCTCTAAGAGAGTCTTTATCGAAGATATCCGTGGATCATGGACTGCTCGTGAAACCCTCAAGGCACGCGCAGGTTATAGAGCACAAGTTCAAACTGTTGTTGATCTGAAAGCAAGAGTCAAGCGTTCATTCCGTGGTTTCGATGGTACTCAGACTACCTACAAACTCACTACCGCGAACGGTACTCCGTACTTCCCAGATCCCGAAGGTCACATGATGATCTTCATCAATGGTATTCTTCAACCTCCTGGTTCTGGATCTGCTTATACAGCATTCTCAGATAACATCCAGTTCAACGAAGCTCCTGAAGTTGGTGCATCTTTCGTGGGTGTATACTTCGGTAAACTCAGACAACTGGATGATATTTCGTTCGAGTTTGACTCTTTGCGTCAGTCCTTCAACTTACGTCGCAGCGGTACATTCTACTCGCTGACACTGACTGATGGTGTCCAATCTGCAGTTGTACGACCAGAGAATAACATTATCGTATCACTCAATGGTGTTATTCAGGAACCTGGTGTTGCATTCAACCTGGTTGGTTCTAGAATCATCTTCGCAGAAGTTCCTCGCGTAGGATCCACATTCGTGGCGTTCTCGTACGTGGGTTCTGAAGCAGACGTTGATGCCGAGAATGTTATCCCACCAATTGAACCTGGTGATGCAATTGACATTCAGGGCGAGACTAGCGATCGAGATGTCGCAGTTATCGAATCGTCTAACTCCCTCATCACCTTCGATTACCTCGGATCAGTCTTTGGTAAGGACGCTGCAGCAACTGCTGCGGTTACTAAGGGCACAATCAGGGAAGCAAGAGTAACCTCTGGCGGATCTGGATTTACTTCACGCCCATTGGTTCGTGTTGACTCAATCAGCGGTTACGATGCAAACATCAAAGCATTGGTTGGAGTTGAACGTGTGGAACTTACAAACAGAGGTTCTGGTTATAAGTATCCTGTGGTTCTCGCAGAATCTAGTGTTCCCGATGATTGGACTGCACCAGATCTGCTTCAATATCCTGAAGATGGTACACCAACTCCAATTATTGATACGTTTGGTGCTGGTGGAGTTGGTAGCGGTGCTGTTACTGAAACGCCTGAGCAATTGGGTGTCCAAGATAACACTGCCACTACCACGGGTGGTACAACCTCTGGTGGCGGTATTCCTGGAGTAACTTCTGGTGCTACTGCAATTGAGGAACTCCCGACTGTTCCACCATCTACTGCATACAACCTTTCGGGATACACTACGACTGGTATCTGGTCTTCTAGTACGACCTAAATATAACGAGGACGATATTCTGAAATGGCGATATCTGCAACAACCGCTACTCTAGATGGTACAACGCTAAGGGTCGTCACTGATGGACGACCTGATCCTGCACTGTATGGTACTCCTTTGGGGTCAGGATTGTTTCCTGACAATCCAAATACCGTACAGATTAGATCTGTCGATGTACAATTTACATTGAGAGCAGGAACAAATACTTCTAACCCTCAAGATACTACTTTGGGTGATATGGGTATTGCTCTAAATGGAGTATCCTTTTTCAATCCTTCTGCTGCTCCTGGTCCCCTTCCAGGATCGTCTACAACACCTCCTACGGGATTTGCGTACAATGCGGTATATAATGAGCAATCGTATGGTGTAGACGCATGTGGAGGTCATCCAGAGCAAAATGGTGAGTATCACTACCATAGTGGATCTTTTCTAGCAAACTGCTGGGGTTCTAAAGTAATCGCATCCAACTCATACTTTAGTAGTAGCGAGTACAATGGTGATTACTTCAGGCATCCTGACGGTCATTCAAAGATTGTTGGTTTCTGTTACGATGGATATCCTGTGTATGGTCCTTTTGGATATGAAAATGCAGGTAATAGATTGACTCCTGTAGTGAGAATGAAGAGTTCTTATCGTGCTTTTCCTTCACCAGTTGCAAATAGAGGTTCTCTCTACGCTGATATTCCTGCAGGAACATATATTCAAGACTATGAGTTTGTTGAAAATTTAGGTTCTCTCGATATTCATAATGGTAGATACTGTGTTACGCCAGAATATCCTGATGGAACTTATGCATATTTTATGACACTGGATACTCAGAATCGTCCAGTATATCCATATATTTTTGGGAACAGCACTAAAGAGCAGAGATCTGCAGGCGGTCCTATCGCAACTCCAACTTTCATTGCAAATGATACGGATCTAACAATTACGAAAGCATGGAGCGAAGGGACATTTACATACCCTGTAAATATTAGAGTCCCTGCAGGTCCTGAAGGAACTGTAAGACCAGTTTGTATTCTTCTTCATGGAGCAGGTGGTAACGGTGCTACAACTATCGATGCATTTGCTGATGTATTGCCAAACCACATTTTGATTGCACCAACTGGATTCCAAAATCAATGGAATGTGGTGAATGAGCATTTAGCACCAGATATGGAAATGCTTACCGACTTGATTGCGAGTATCAAGACATATGCTAATGTTTCATTGAATAGAATTAGAATCCTAGGATCTTCTAATGGTGGTGCTCTAGCAGCTAGGGCATATATTGAACTTGATGAACCATCGATTGACATTGTATGTTGTGTTATTTCACAAATACATCAACAACAATATAGAGAGGGTAAATTTTATAAACCAAGTGATCCCGAATATATTCATACGGACTATGCAAATGCGGGATACGATACTGAAGCATCTCCATATAGACCTAGAAAATATTTACAAATCAATAATACAAACGATACTACAGTTCCATACTCAGGATCTTCTTCTCCAGGACCAGGTTCTGCAATCTTCCTCCCTGCCAAACATAGTTCATTCCTGATGGCTACAAGTCAGGGATATGAAGGTGGAATTTTGTCTTCGGGACAACAATACTTCAATTATTCAACCGTAACCAAATATTCATACCTGAACAATCATGTTGTTCAATTGACAAGTAATGCAGGACATAATACCAATGTTGGTCTCCTTGCTGCAATTACTGAGTATTTCCAAAGCAATGGAAATACTCTTTCGTGATATCACCTATAAATAACTAAAAACATAGAGCAATGCCCTACGGAACAGGAAAACAGAACGTAAATATTGGTACGAACCCCAATGATGGTACTGGTGACTCTCTGCGGGCTGGTGCTGATAAAGTAAACGATAACTTTCTAGAAGTCTATGGTGCCATGGGAAATGGCAGCAATCTGCTGATCAATACAGCAGGTGCTCAAACTGGACAAGTTCTTCGTTGGAATGGTACAGATTTTATTCCACAAGATTTTTCAAATCTAACTTCAACGCTAAACACTAACAACTACAATATTGTTAGCACTGGCGGTAACAATATCAATCTAGTTCCAGATGGAACTGGAGATGTGCAAGTTACTTATGGTGGTCAAACTTCTACGTTTGATGGATCCACAGGACAACTACAGTTATCTTCATCTATTGCATATAAGAACGAATATGCAACAGTTGGTGCTGCACCTACATTAGCAAGCACTAAAGGGTATTTCTTCACAGTCAATGGTGATCAAAACCCTAAAGTGCATCTTGGAGCAGGTGGTGGTCTTGGCGATATTACTGCTGACATTGTTACCAATTACAGTAGTATTGATAAACTAGTTGACGTTGATATTACAACTACTGCTCCGACAGCAAACCAGGTTCTCAAATGGGATGCAGTCAATAATAAGTTTGTTCCAGGTGATGATGCTGCAGGTGCTGCAACTCAAAATATTTTCCAAACTATTGGTGGTGATTCTGGAAGCACAACAGCAGATAGTTCTGCTGACACACTAACTATTGCTGGCGGTACTAATTGTACTACTGCAGTTTCTGGCGATACACTTACTGTCAATGTAGACGGTAGTTTTGAGTTTGCCGAACTTACTGATGTCAATTTCACCGCTATTGCTAGAGGTGATTCTATTACATATGATCCTCAAGGTAATGGTGCAACTGAAGCTTGGATCAATCAACCATCACCAACGCTTTGGTATATTATTTCAGTTGGTTTGAACAACAACTCATATTTGATTGAAGGTCCTGGTCAGGCACAAACAGATGACCCGACATTGCATCTGTATAGAGGATTTACTTATATCTTTATCAACAATGCTGGTACAAACCATCCATTTAGATTCCAGTCAACTACTGGTCTTTCTGGATCCCAGTGGACTCTAGGCGTGTCTGGTAGTCAAACAGGTACGCAGGTCTTTACGGTTCCTCATAGCGCACCCAATACACTGTACTATCAGTGTACCATTCACACGAACATGGCAGGTGTTCTGCAAATCAAATAATAAGGTAATATGGCAAGGACAGTTCCTGGATCGGGTGCGGTAATCAAACCAAACTTCAATAGCGATTTTGGCATCTTATCTATTGAGGTGCTAAATGGGGGTAGTGGATATGATCCTCTAGATCCTCCAAGACTTACTATTGATAACTGTGGAACGCCACAAGTTGAAGCACTGCTATATCCTTTTATTGATGAAGACTCTGGAAGGATTGTTTACGTTCGAGTTCTAAACTCAGGTAAAGGATATGACCCTCTTAGGGTAGAAATCACACCTCGTCAAGACTCGGTTACAGTCATTTCTACATTTGATGCAAAAGATATTTTTGTATCTAGTAATACTTCAGTCACATCTAGTATATTTGTGGAGTATGATAGACTCCGAATAATTACTAATGGGTTACCAGATCCATCTCCATATAATGCAGTAGGACAAGTCTTTGCACAGGATTACGATCATACATTTGTTTACCGAGGTGGCAAGGAAGTTCCTAGCACTGAAGTAAGATCAAATCAAGAAGATACTCCATTGGGTATCATGGCAAATGGAACTGAACTCCATACTCCTGATTTTTTCGATCTTCCACCAGGTATTCCCACATACCCAAATTTCAACTTTGATGTAGTCAAGACTCCTACCATTCTTGGTATGGATCAATATGACGGTACTACTTCAAGAGAACCAACAGAACTTGGAAGATACTATTACACCAGTTCTAGACTAATTGATGCTTTTGCATCTTCGGGTGGTGCATTTACTATTGCTCCATATTATAGTGATACTGATTACTCTGGTGATAACTCTAGACATTCAAATGGTCACTCTAAAGTTTTAGGATATTCCTATGATGGATATCCAATTTACGGACCTTGGGGATATACAAATCCTCTGATTCCAGGTGCTGCTAGCAGAATGCGTAGTGGATTCCGTCTCAGAACGGGTGTAGAGGTATCTGCAACTAGACCAGATGTTATTACTGCATCTACAACTACATTTACTGTAACTGTAGCTGCTGGTCAAATTACTCCTGGTGGCAATCGATATTATATTACTGGTGGTGGATTCACTAATGCTGAGAAACAGTTCCTGAATCTTGAGCGTGGTAGTACATATGTTTTCAATCAAGACGATTCTACTAATACTGGTCACGGCATTCTATTCTCAGTATTTGGAAATAGTGATGCTCAAGGTTGGCATACAGCAGATCAAGTAAAGTTCAACAAATCGTCAGTTTGGTCTCAAGGTGTAGTTTATTACATTGAGAACGTTGAAGTAGACTACGAAACCTATACTACACAATTCAATGGTGCTACTCTAAGAAGAGTAGAAATTACAGTTCCTGTAGAAGCACCAGATACGTTATATTATTTCTGCTATAACCATGCAAATATGGCAGAACGTCTTGTGTGTACTGGGTATCTACCAGGTACATTTGTACAAGATTATATCTATGACAGCACTAATGCAGATCTAGATGATTTCAATGGTAGATATTGCGTTACTCCAGAATATCCAAATGGAACCTATGCATACTTCCTAACACAAGATACCAACGGAGATCCTGCATATCCATATGCTATTGGTCCAAAATACTTTGGTAAAGATTATAAACCAGGTGCAGTTCTTCCTAGTATCAACTTGGAGTCACCTAGGGGTGCAGATGCAGAAGTAGTCATTTACGAAGAAGATCAACTTGATACTGGTGGCAATGTAATTTATCCATCTGGATCACTACAGTATGTTAGTATGCAGTCCAACGGTGACGGATACTTTGGTGCTGCTCGTGTTGAAATTCTTGGTGGTGAAGGCACTGGTGCTGTAGGTAATGCAGTTACTCAAACTGTTACTGGTTTGTCACTGATTTCTGAAGGTAGAGAATATGCAACACCTCCGTCTCTATTCTTCCAAGGTGGTGGTGGAGCAAATGCAACTGGTGTTGCATATGTTGATACTACAGGTAAACTAACTTCTATCAGTGTTGATAGTGGTGGTCAGTTCTACCAAGAAGAACCTTATGTTTTGATTGATGGTGGCGGTGGTATTGGTGCTAAAGCACGAGCAAGAATCTCTCAAGGTAATGTTGTTGGTGTTGATGTCCTTGATCCTGGTGTTGGTTATACCAGTCCACCAAATATTATCTTCACAAAACTAGTAAACCTAAAGAGAAAAGTAAGAAATAGACAATCAAATAATTCAGTTGATTATAATTTCTGCGGATTAGCATCTTCTACAACGGCAACAGATACAAATATCTTTGTTGATAATACTAGTGCATTTGATGGATCTGGTACATTCATTCTTGGAAATGAAATTGTTAGATATACTGGTAAGGAAAAGGGTAGATTTACTGGTTGTATTCGTGGTATAAACTTTAGATATGATCAGCGTGTTATCCTAGATACAGGACAGAATAATGCTGATGGCATTTCAACCTACAATTTCAAAGTGGGTGATAAAGTTATCAGACGTATCGATAACTCTAGTAATAAAATTGCTAAAGTTTATGACTGGAGACCTGAATCTAGAGAACTATTTGTAAAATTTGAAGTTGATGATCTGGCATTTATTGATGCTGGTATTCCTTCATCGGAAGAACTTACCGTTGCATTTGATGCTGGATTCTCTGATGCGTCTCCTGCTAGTTCACTGCCACATACAACAGAAACCGAGGTTGGTTCTTCGATCGTTCTGTTTGAAGGTGATGCAGTTTATAATGTCAAGATTACACCTCCAACAGTCTTACTAGATACTGCATATGTAGATACTGATGATGATGGAATTGTAGATCTAAACAATAGTGGAACTCAGTTTGATAATCAGATTTCTCTGGATGGTGGTATATATAATTCTCTCTATGGTATTGAAGAAACAGTTGGTGGTCAAAACACTACCTTGTTCCAAGTTGGTGATGGTCTAAATGATACTAGTAACCCTGTCAAGATTGCACGAGTCGATTTGGCAGGTGCTCTTGGTGATGGTGTTGAACATAACTCAACGTTGACTCTTATCTTAGACGTGAGATATACCAACAATGCCAACTTCTTCCCAGATGAATTGATTACAGGACAGCAATCTGGAATTGTTGCTACGGTAACATCTTGGGATAATGCAACTAGAGAATTGGTGGTTCGTAACATTACACCATACAATACTAGTAATGTTGCTCTTGGTACAAATGGTAGTTTCTATACATTCTCCAAGAGCGGTAGTATCATTGATATGAAGGTTGTCAATCCTGGTGTGAATTATACTGCAACACCAACAATTGCAATTGAAACCAGCACCACTGGTATAGATGCAGTTGCCACTGCAACTATGACTGCATCTGGTGACCAGATTGATAGTGTAAATATTACCACAGAAGGTTATGGTTATGTACAAAGTGTTGACGGCACATTCAATTTACACCCAACTATCACAGTAACAAATGATGCAGGTGATACTACAGGCACTGGTGCGGTGCTTGAAGCAATCCTTGGCGGTGAAGAGATTGTTGGAAATAATGGTGCGCGTTGGAGAATCAAGGATATTGGATACGACAATCTAATCAGAAACGAGTTCTCATAAACCTATAAATAACTAACGAAGAGGAAAGTTCTAACTAATGTCAGCCCTACTTACAGATCAATTTAGAATCTTCTCTGCGAAGAAGTTCATCAAATCACTGGAAGGTCCTGATGCCACCCAGTCTGATGCTGCGGCGGGTGAAGACAGGGATCGCCTCTATGTCTTCATTGGAAGACCACAGGCGTGGGACAACGAAAACTCGCCACCTCAGGCAATCGATGCATTCGATCAGTTTTCGGACAGTTATGATGACATGATCTCTATGAAAAGAGTTCTTGCATCAGATACTATTCAGGTTATCCGTAGAATTGACTGGACTCCTCCAGAGCAAACAACTGGTGGTCTTGGTTTTACATACGATATGTATCGCCATGACTATTCTCCAACGAATACAGCAGCATCTGGTGCTACCAAACTGTATGATGCAGACTTTTATGTTGTAAACACAAACTATCAAGTTTATAAGTGTATCTACAATGGAACGTCTCCTTCAGACCCTAATGGTAAACCTTCGACTATTGAGCCCACTGGCACCTCTACTTCTATTATCACTACTGCTGATGGTTATCGTTGGAAGTACATGTACACCATCCCAGTGGCACAGGTTCTGAAATTCTTCTCCAATGAATACATGCCAGTTTTCACCAATAATTCGGTGAAGACAAACGCAGTTTCTGGTGAAGTTGATACTGTTGTTATTACATCCTCAGGTTCTGGTTA